GTAAAAGGCAATTAAGGAGCGAAAGAGGAATAGTCAATAGGGGAAACGTAGACACGTGTCGAGGAGATCGTTGCACCAGCTCCAGCGTTTGTGAAGTTGATAACATCGCCTGTCTCAACCCGGACGCGAATGTTTCGAATTGAAACGTTAGCTTGGGTGCTCGCATCAATGGCTCCGACTACGCTAGTGGTCGAAGCCGAAGAGATGGTGGGCAAAGCGAAAGCTGCAGTTAAAACTGTCCCGTTTGCTACCATGGAGACGAAATACTCGCCTCCGGCAGTGACTAACATGTTGTTGTTGTCGATCCGAGAGAAAGGGTAAGCCACTCCAGCAATGGTAGCGTTTGTAGCATTAATGGGGGCGTTAAAAGCACCTGTATCAGAGGAAAATCTTCCTCCAACTTCTGGACCATCAGTTGGTCGTCGAAGTTCAACAGTGTACTCAACATAAAGTTCACCTCCTACAACACCGTTGCCATATGCCGAGGACAACCACATGTTGCCCATGTCATACGTCTTAACATCCAAATTGGATGCCAGGGTTCCTGAACGAATGAAATGCCAACCCGAGTCAGGTTTGACATCTAAATCATTATTCATCCAGACATTGGTTTCGGTGTTCGGAATTGTTTGAGCTTGCTCAGCTTTTGTGGCTGGAGCTAGATCTGCCGCATCATAGTCAAAACTCATCATGATGACTCCTGATTGGGAAGAAGCTGAAACACTTCTGAACTCATACCGCAACTTTTTGAAGCGATACTGTTCATAGCGACGAGCGAGCTTTCCTAGCCAAGGGAATGAACCACTCAGACCAGGATTGCATGGAATTGAAATAGCAGAAAAAGAAGCAGTATTAGTAACTGGAAAAAGAAAAGAGCGGTGGGTAATAGTGACTCCCGATGAAGTTGTACTGACGATAGGGGTGGATCCAGTTCTACGGGTTGCGATGGCAACTGGAGCCGCTCTTGTTGCGTCATTCTTCTTCAACGTAGGAACGGAGTTGCTTTTAGCCTTACCACTCGGTTGAGATTGAGAACGTAAATTTTTCTTGGTTTTGTTCATTTTTAATTGTAAAGGTGGTGTATATGTAAGCAATTGGGAGACATCGCGAGCAGCAACAGCCAAAGCTGCTGCTGAACGCTTAAAACCCTTACCTAGATTGGATTTGACAAAAGTCTTGTCAGCTTCACGATTTCTGGCACCACCGACCAGAGCAAAATCGTGTTGACGACAAGTTTCATCAAATTCATCTATGGCAGGAGCAAATCCTAAAGTCGAGCTGACGTATCTTCCGTCAGACCAACCCGGACCGCACCAATTACCATGAAATTTAAATGACATTTTTATATTTTTCTTCTTTTATTATTTTTATTTGTTTTTCGTGTTGCCTTGGAGTTTATAGGTCTATAGCTGTAAACAGACTGAGTGCAGGGTAATTAACGCAATCAGTCAAATTGCTGGTGAGGGACCTTGACAGGAGTGTCTCCATCTCCTCCATGTCAAAGCCGTATCTCTCCAAGAAGAAATAAGCTGTATCTTCATTACAAACGTGTTTTGTGGTCGCAAAACTTTTATACACAGTTCTCTTATCTGTGAAGCTTTTCTTGGCGACTCGTTTGAGTAAAGAAAGTTGGTGTTTGGCGTAAACACGCAAGACTGGAACAAAACCAGCCTCTACTGATAACCCTAGAAGCATTCCTTTAACCTCACCTTCATCCAACTTGGTCAAAGAAAAACCAATTTTTGGCAATCTTTTCCCTATCTTGGGTCCTAGCACATATCCTCCCTCGACTGGCCAGAACAAAGAAGAGCAGTACTCCACTTGAGACCACTCTGTTGAAATTTTTAGTTTGGTTTCGAATCCTAAGCTCCTCTGGATGCTTAGAAATCCGCCTCTTAGGTTTGAGAGAAAACTCACGCTGTAGTGACCTCTTATCACCACCAAAGAATCATCACCATGTACCAAAATATAGAAATCGGTTATACCAAATCTACTTAAAGCAAAGGCTATCTTCAGAGCGTTCAAGTACGAGTTTCCATAAGAAGTGTTAGCAATCCCTGTTCCCATGATGTCATCAACCTTAAAACGAACTCCCGCTGAGGACCACCCAGCAGTTTGTTTGTTTGCTGTATAAGCAAAGGAAGCATCACCATGTTGGTCTATGCCCATTCTTTTGTTCAACCTCGAAGTTGCTCTGTACGCGTTTTTGTCCTGATGAGAATCATACCTTTTCTCATCAGTCTCTAGAATAGTGACTTTTTCATCCCCAAATTGGGCTCTCCATTCTCCTATCTCCTCAGCTGTCATCCCTGCTGAGTAGCAAATTCTAGAATGGGGATTCCATTTTTCTTTAAGCTGAGCTGATGCTTTAGCTACAAAGGGACCAAGAGAGACATTCAACCTGTCCGTACAGGCCAAAATTGATCTTGGGTCAA